TCCTTTGTCGGGGTTGCGCTTCTTGGAACAAGTTTGCAAGAGTCGCATAAAGGGTATCTCGCACAGTTCTCAACAGCCGTAATTGCATTAGACCCCGATGCACTGCCGAAGACTATGGTCATGGCAAAAGAATTACGTGGACACGTGAACGATGTTCGTGTACTACGATTGAATGACGATTTGAAATATCGTAACCCCGAAGATATGGAGAAGTTATATGGAATTATCACTAATTAGAAGTTTAATGAATAGGTCATTTTACGATGACCACCGTGGATCACGTTGTCCTGACAGATTATTCAGTAAGGATGTTCGTAAGATCAAACAGGCGATTGATACCGCTATGGACAGATATGAACGCACTGTAACACCTGATGAGATTGAGGCATTGTTTATGTCTAACAATCCGACTCTGACTACAGCACAGAAGCAAGCCTACTCTGCCCTGTTTCACAAGATCAAAGGTGAAACACCTATGGGTAGTGATATAGCACAAGAAGTGTTATCTAAACTGTTTCAACAGGTAGTGGGCGAGGACATCGCCAATTTAGGCTTTGATTATGTAAATGGTGACAAGTCAAGTCTTGAGCCACTACGTATGCTACTTGAGCAGTATGGTGATGACTTCACCCCTAATTTAAATGTGGAGTGGGATGACATTGAGATTGAAACACTGCTTGCACGTAATGACCTTGAGGCACGTTGGACATTCAATATCGCTAGTCTTACACGTAAGGTAGAGGGCGTGAATGCTGGACACTTGATTGAGATTGGTGCTAGACCGAATACAGGTAAGACATCATTTCACGCCAGCTTGATTGCTGCACCGGGCGGCTTCGCCCATCAAGGTGCGAACTGCATCGTCTTATGTAATGAGGAAGGGTATCACCGTGTGGGTGCTAGATACCTGACTGCTGCAACAGGCATGACCATGCGTGAGGTAAAGGATAATCCGGCTAAAGCACGTGAGTTGTATGCACCTGTCAAGGAACGCATCAAGGTTAAAGATGCCACAGGACGGGATATGAATTGGGTAGAGTCCATCTGTAAATCGTACAAGCCGGACATCGTTCTGCTTGATATGGGTGACAAGTTTGCCAAGACAGGGGGCTTTGCTCGTATGGATGAAGCTCTAAAAGCTAATGCAGTACACGCACGTATGATCGCCAAACAGCATGATTGTGCCATGTTCTATATGTCGCAGCTATCTGCTGATGCAGAAGGTAAGGTTCTGCTTAACCAATCAATGATGGAAGGCTCACGCACAGGTAAGGCTGCTGAAGCTGACTTGATGGTACTGATTGCAAAGAACCCTGTAGTCGATGGACAAGATGAAGAAGACACCCAGCGTCATTTGAATGTCGTTAAAAACAAGTTGACAGGCTGGCATGGCGTGGTACACTGTGAATTACAATACCAAACAGCGAGGTACACAGTATGATCAAAAGCGATAAAGAGTGTATATGTGACGGAGAAGACATTGAGTACAGAAAGTCAGATATACCTGACTTAGAGTGGCTGTTAATACAGGCAGAAAAAGCTGCCAAGCAGTGTGCCAAGGACAATGACCATAAGCTGCAGTATTCTAACAGACATAGAAGAGAAGCACAGCGAATAAGAAAGCTAATAGAGTTAATACAGCTTTGCGGTGTAGTAGAAGACTACGATCATGGATTAGCACTAGTTAATAGAAAGTTTATTGTTAGTCTTGCTGACAACAATTGGAGAATACTAGGAAAAAACAAATGGTATAGGCACAAGAATAACCTAAAGCATTTTGTTGATAACTACGTATATAAGGAGTGGAAGAATGAAACTAACACTTGATGTAGAAAACACCGTCACTAAGCGTGATGGCAAAATGCACCTAGACCCCTTTGAGCCAGAGAACTCACTGACTATGGTTGGTGTGCTTACTGACCAAGGCGTTGAGCAGCACTTTCCATTTGACCATGCTGATGTACCCTGCCAAAAAGATTACTACGAACGTGTGCAGTGGTATCTTGACCAAGCTACTATCATCATTGCGCACAACGCTGCTTACGATTTGATGTGGTTATGGGAGTCAGGTTTTACTTATGATGGCCCTGTGTTCGACACAATGCTGGCTGAGTATGTCTTGCAGCGTGGGGTAAAAGAACCACTAACGCTTCAGGCTTGTGCGGAACGCTACGAGTTAGATACCAAGAAACAAGACACCTTGAAAGAATACTTTAAGCAGGGATATAGTACACGTGACATACCATACAACGAGTTGTGTGAGTACCTATCTGCTGATCTACACGCTACGCAGCAGTTATCTGATAAGCTAATATATCGTTTGAATGTGGCTTCGGATGCGGGGTTAATGGATACCGTAACGCTAAGTAATCAGGTTGCTGTTTGTCTTGCACGTATATATCAGCGAGGGTTCAAGGTTGACTTGTCTGTACTTGACAGTGTGCGGGATGAGTTTGAGGCTGAGAAAGAATCCTTACAAACAGAATTACAATCGCAGGTTCGTAAAGTAATGGGCGATACTCCTATCAATCTGAATAGCCCAGAGCAATTGTCTTGGGTTATTTATGGACGTAAAGTCATTGACAAGAATGATTGGTCAGTAAGGATTGACCCATACATGGGTGTTGATGCTTTTCATCAGATGATGTTGCAGGGAACAGAACGACTATATCGAACTGTTGCACAACAGTGTAAAGATTGTGGTGGATCAGGATATATACGAAAGACTAAAAAGAATGGGGAGCCATTTGCAAAACCTAGTAAATGCAATACGTGTGGTAGTGAAGGGTTTTTATTTATTCCAACTGACACACTGGCTGGATTTAAATTCAAGCCGCCATCAGCAAAGTGGGCAAGCGCAAACGGTTTCACAACCAGCAAGGTCAACCTAGAACTTCTGGAATCTACAGCTAAAGGTAAAGGTATGACCGATGCGGTAGACTTCCTGCATAAAGTACGGCGGCTATCCGCTGTCGATACTTACCTGTCATCTTTTGTTGATGGCATCAAAACACACACCAAACACGATGGGCTGCTTCACGTACGTCTTTTACAGCATCGTACATCAACAGGCCGTTTGTCTGGTGCTGATCCAAATATGCAGAACATGCCACGTGGCGGCACGTTTCCTGTTAAGAAAGTATTTGTGTCACGATTCGCAGGTGGCAAGGTAATGGAAGCTGACTTTGCACAGTTAGAGTTTCGTGCCGCTGCTTACCTATCACAAGATGAGGTTGCTATTGAAGAAGTATCTACTGGATTTGATGTACATGCATATACCGCTGAAGTTATTACCAATGCTGGTCAGCCTACGAATAGGCAGGATGCGAAAGCGCATACCTTCGCACCACTCTACGGTGCAACCGGATACGGCAGAACAAAAGCGGAAGCAGAGTACTACAAACATTTTACAGAAAAATACCAAGGAGTCGCAGATTGGCATTCCAGATTGGCTAAAGAGGCTCTGAATACAAGAAAGATAACTACACCTAGCGGTAGAGAGTTTGCATTTCCCGATGTAGTGCGCAAGTCTACTGGACGTGTCTCACACTTTACGCAGATAAAAAATTACCCTGTGCAGTCGTTTGCTACAGCAGACATTGTACCAATAGCCTTACTACACATAGATGAATTGCTAAAGGGTATGCAGTCGTGTATAGTGAATACCGTACACGACAGTATTGTTATTGATGTTCATCCAAACGAGGAATCTCAAGTAATCAATGTTATAGATGAAACCAATAACGTACTACCACAACTTATAGCTGCACGTTGGGGTGTTGACTTTAATGTGCCGCTACTTTTAGAAGCAAAAATTGGCCCGAATTGGCTTGACACTACGGATGTAACCTGATATAACTATGGCTCATTCACTTATGGAAGGAGATAATATATGACACAATTGACAACAATAAACACGAATAATTATGCAGCTATGGCTAAAGCTATGGGCATTGCTAATGAGGCTAAATCCTCAAGTAAGTCCAGTTCTTTAGCTAGACTTCGCATTAATCACGCACCTATTATGGGTATCGCCGAAGTAAAGGGCAAGAAGGTAAACGTGGAAGTTATTGAGGGCGGTGCATACAAGTTGGAGATTCCAGATGGCCCGACTTACTATGCTACTTCTGTCAAGATTCGCACATTCCTGCAACGCTTCATGTATAAGCGGTACGTTAACGGCGGTGCATCGTCACCAAATCGCTTTATCAAAAGCATTATGGCTGATGACCTGAACATAGACTTGAAAGATAATGAAGGAAGCTTCAACTGCGGAAAACCTGCGGGGTATGTCAAAGACTTCAAGGCTCTGCCAGAGAAGATGCAAGAATTAATCAAGTCAATTAAACGTGTTCGCGTTATTCTTGGTACAGTTGAATTGATTGATCCTATGAATGATAAAGGTGAACCTGTTGATGTTCCCCTTACCCCATTCATTTGGGAAGTAGACAATCGTGATGCATTTAAGGAAATGGGTACTTGTTTTAATACCCTCGCAAAAAGGCAGCGTCTTCCAGTACAGCATATGATCACGGCTAATACTTCTGAACGAAAGATACCAACAGGTGCATCTTTTTACGTGCCTGTAGCTTCTCTGGATATGTCAAGTACTCTTGATATTACAGATGAAGACCAAGTAATGTTTGGTGACTTTCTATCTTGGGTTGACAATTACAATGACTACATCGTAAATAAGTGGGCAGAGAAAGCTAACTCACACATGGACGATGAAGATGTTGACGTTGTTGACACAATGGTTGATATTGAAGTAGAAGAAGAGGTGGCGTAATGAACCATCCTGCTGAACTAGCATTGCATCAGTACATGGAAAATGCTGTCAAAGGTGACAGCACTATCTCTGATAACACCATTCAGCAAGTAGCTAATGATGTTGCTGATGCAATGCGCAGACAGTTTGGCAGTGGTAAGAAGAGG